ACATCATTTGCCATGGTATCCAAAATATCATTGACAATATCTTTGTCAATGGTGGTAATATTTTTATGCATGAGCATGTTTTTTTGCCTCTTCGTAATGAGCCCAAACACCAAACTCAGGCTCTGCATCTCTGTTGCCTTTGATAACCCAAACAGTGTCACAGTAGTCTTGAACACTGGCAGGATCCCAGCCGAAGAAGCAAAAGTCAGTAAACATAATCAACTTCTTAGGCTCGATGTCGTTGTCTTTGAGCCATTCCCAAACACAATGTGGATCAGTGCCACCGCCGCCACCGGGAGTATAGCTGGTAATATCTGACATGTTGTCACTGGTAAATTCTTCAGGGTTATACACTGAGGTATCCCATGTAATAACACGAATCTTATACTCGTCGTAGGACTCCATGATACCTTTAACTTCGCTCAAGAAGTCTTTAAGATCTTTTTCGCTGATAGAACCTGAAGTGTCGATAGCAACACAGACATCAATTTGGGTGCCTGGCTTCATGCCTGGCATAACTGCATCCATGTGCCAGCCACGACGGTTAGGACGCATCCAGCTAAAGTCATCTTTTACGGTGCTTTGAATTTGTTGTTGCAACAGTTCACGCCAGTTCACAACGGGTTTAGTCAAATCTTTGATTAGTCGTTTAACACCTGCAGGCAAATTACCTGCGCCTACTGCCTGAGCAGCCTGCAACAGTGCTTCACGAATTTCGTCTTTGATCTGACGTTTTTCTTCATCGCTCAAACGAGGGCGGCCTTTGCCTTTGCCATCTTGATCACCATCTTCACTGGAACCTTCTCCGTCCATGTGCTCGTCCAACACTTGCTGAAGAAGGTCACTGATGTCGATTTTTTCTGCTTTTTCGTAGAGGTCGTCATATACTTCCTCAGCACTCCACCCTTTGTACTTTGGGTCGTACAAACAAGGAGTAATCTTGTCGCCAATTTTTTGTTCAATAAGGTCACTGTTCACGCAGAAGTCTGCGGCACAGTTAAACAGACGACGGTCACGGAAGTCGCCTGTGCGACCGATATGGTCGTATACATTATGCAAGACTTCGTGGCCAAACAAGAACTCAACTTCTTTGGGTTTGAGTTTGTTTACAAATTCGGTGTTGTAATAAAAACTACGACCGTCTGTGGCCGCAGTGCCCAGCCAGCTATCAGCATTAACCAATTTAAGACGAGTAGCAAGGTTGCCAAAAAATGGCGCACGAAGAAGAAGACCAATACGTGCAGTGACCAGTTTTTCACGCACTGTGGCATCCAATCGGGGATCTGTATTCTCCGTCAGACGCCCTGCAAGTTTATGTTCTGTTTTCTTTTCGCTTGATGTAGTAGCCATTTAGTACTCCTTGTTTATTCGTATATTATATTTGAAATTGGATTTATTGTCAAAAACAATTTTATAACCATTTTAAAGTAAACAGTTCTAATTCTTTAGACCCTATTAGGTAAATGTAACACTCACTATAATCACCATTATAGTGCCACGCCCAGGGATTATTTTTAACTTTATTATAATGGGGGTTTAGATAAATTTCGCGTTCACAGCTAGGTCCCCAAGTATCCCAGCACCACTCTCTGACAGTTAAAAAGTCGATAAATCTATCTGCGGTTAATCCTAAGACTATAGCTCGATGAGTAAAGAAAAGGTTACCTTTATGTCTGCCATCTAATTTTTCAATCTTAAATTTCATAATAAATTGGGGACTTACAGGCCAAAGGAGTTGGAAACCTTGCCCCTAAACTTATTTCTGGCTAGCTGCCACGATGTACTTACCAAAACGCTTGTGGAACTCGTCGAAGTGCTTGAGCTTGCCAGGCACGAACGGCAGGTTGTAGGTAGTCAGTGCAACACGGGCACCCATAACAGTCAGTTCAGTGGTAAAATTATCCATCATGAACTTAAAGAAATGGTCGCTCATATTGTGCCATTCTGCGCTGGGCTTGCCGCCATCCTTTTTTGCGGAGTCTTGCAATTCGTAGCACATAGCAATAGTCAGCGAGTACATAGCACTAATTTCTTTGACCTTGAGCTCAGTTACTTTACCTGCCAAAATGTCAGCAGGTTTAGGCAGTTGGCCTGCAACTTTGCGGTGTGCCATAAACTTAACTGCAACACCCTCGCCTACAGCACCTGCGACCAAATCAGTGAGGTCAGAATCTGACGTATCCTCATCTTCAAGAATTTCACTGACGAATGTCCAGCTACGCGGTGTAGCAAACGAACGCGAACTAGAACGCGGATCGAAGTCGTAGAGATCTTGTTTAGCAAAACCAACGTAACCAACCACATCCTTGTGAATTTTGTTATTCACAGCCCAAGTCTCCCAGCTGGCATGGTCGACTCGCATTTCAAAGTGCAAGAAACGATTTGCCAATGGGGCAGGCATACGATAGGTAACACCTTTGTCGCTTTCGCGATTGCCTGCGGCTACCATGACAACATTGTCGGGCAGAACATACTTACCGATTCGGCGATTGAGAATCAGCTGATAGGCAGCTGCCTGAATGCTAGGTGCGGCACTGTTCATCTCATCCATGAACAGAACAACATAGGGATACTGACTAGCAAATTCTTCGTCAGGCAAATCGATAGGCGGTGCCCAATCCATTTTGCCCAGCTCTTTGTTGAAGTAAGGGATGCCACGCAGGTCAGTGGGTTCCATTTGTGCAAGACGCAGGTCGATGTACGCACCACCCAAGTCTTGAGAAATGCCTTCGATTACTTCAGACTTGCCAATGCCCGGGGGGCCCCAAAGAAAAGCTGGACGCTTTTTCTTGAAACATTTAAGAATAGCACGACGAGCACCATCGCTGGTAACAGTGCGGCTTTCAGTTACAGTCTCTTTACCCATTTAAAAACTCCTTTGTGTGTAAAATTATATTATACCTAAAAACTGAATTATTGTCTGTTGTTATTTTACAAAAGCATAAGGTTGATCCCACCGACCAATGTTGACGTCGATGTAGTGACTGCAATGAAAGTAATCAGTCTGGGCATCGGACTCGTCGAAATAGTCAGGACCATACATAGCTGGAATTACCTCAGACAGGAACTCTTTGGCGCGACCAGTGAAGTGCTCATGATACCAATACGGATTAACTTGGATATAATCGCCACCAAAGTCGATGTCACCTTGCTTAACAGTCAGCACCAGCGAGCTATGACTACGAACAGAAAGAGTGGCTTTGACACCGTACTTTTTGCAAATGGCTTTGATAGTAGGCGCCAGTTTTGCTTTATGCTCTTGACTCATGTATGCCATGTTGAACTCCGTTTTGTTTACAATACCAATATTATAGCAAAATTCCGAATTTTGGACAACCGTTTAGACTGGGCTAAACATTACGGCACTTTTTTCTACAATGACACGGTATGCATCGATGGTTTTTTGGGGCTGAGCAAGAGGATTCTTTTGGATAAATTTCATTGTTTCCAAGAAACCCATACCCAGGAATTTTGACTCTTTTTCGATGTGTTTGATTGCTGTTGCGATTTGCATTTAGTGCCCTTTGTTACTTACTATACCATTATTATAGCAAAAATGGGATTTTTGGACAACCAAAAATCTGTTGTTTTTACACAACTTCCAGCATGTTAGCGGGTACTTTCCACAGCCCTTGATTACTACGAACTGTTACAAATTTAATGGCAATTTTGTCAACCGTTCCTGTAATAGTCATACCACGTTTAGTGCTAGTGAATTTCACAGAATCGCCCAACTTAATAGAACGGATTTTATCTTTGCGAAGTTGCCCACGAGCAAATTGAACAGCATTCAGGATGCTGGTGAGTTCTGCGTCGGTGAAATCGCCAAACATAATTGCTTGATTAACTTGTTGGATTTGGGTCAGTTGATTCAATTTGAACTCCGTTTTGTTTACTATTCCAATAGTATAGCAAAATTGGGAATTTCGAGCAACCAAAATATTGTTGTATTTTTACAACAAATGCACTAGTAATTAAGTATTACTTTCTAGATTACTTAGATATTTTTTAAGGTCGCCGTCCATGAGACTTAGCATGGCAGCTTCTTGTTCATCAAATACAACTATCCTATGAGCACCTATTAGGTAATACATGCCTTGAAATAGACGTTCTAATTGTAATAGATGTTTATTAGCCAGCGGTTTATCAAATTCAAATTTATAAGATTTTAATTTTAAGTCTTGAACAAGAAACTTATAACCAGCCAGACTAAGCCTCAGACTGTTGTTATCTTTGGGATTGTTCCAAATTTGATATACTAGCTTGCTGGAATGAACTCCAGACATGTCCGAAAAAATTTTTGTAAGCTGAGTTTGATTAAAACGCTTTGAACCGGCATTCACGTCAATTGGGGAATTGTTTAATAATTGAGTACCAGTCCGGGAAAGTCTCTTGAAAGCTTTGATTGCGTATCTTATCTAGCATATGCACTTCTCTTCGCCATTTAGGCCATTCAATGTCACATCCTGGTATTGTTTGTTCTAATAAACTTATAACGTTATTTAATTTATTTTCGTTTGAAAATTTTTCAATTAAATGTTTTTTTATAGGTACTGGTAAATGTCTAATATCATAATGAGAAGGGCTATGCACAAAATTCAATTTTACCGGAAGTCCAAATGTTTTTAATCCGTCTATAATCTTATCTAAATAATATATGTTGTAAATTGAAACAGTTACAGTAATAAATGGATTGATGTTATTAAATTTATTTTTTAAGTCTACATATTTTTTTAAAATACTAATAACTTCTTGGTAATTTGATTTATGTCTGATATATTCTAATTGCGTGGGATCGTTGCTGTCGATGCTAAGGCCTATGTTAACTGATTTAAAGTGTTGCAATAAATCAATATATCTATCATTCCATATGGTACAATTTGTGTGATACTGAATAGATATTGACTGCGAAACATTTTGGTCCACTGCATGTTTAAGTGTATTCCATATTTCTGGGGACAGCATAGGTTCTCCACCGTAAATATCTATAAAATGTAAATCATGCGCCCAATGGTTCAGTGTATCCCAAATCCCGTTATTATTTTTTGAAAAACTTTCTCTTATTATTTCAAAATTATTTGTGTATTCTTTGAATGATCCTTCAAAAGATTTTTGTTCAGTTTCTAATTTATAAAAATCATTATATAGACTTGTACTAGTTGCAGGGTTGCACATTCTACAACCTAAATTGCAAATATTTCCCGGTTTAATGATTAATATACGAGGTTGATCTTTGTTTGGAACAACGTCTTTAAATGCTTCATTATGTCGTTGTCTGGCAGATACGGCTCCGGCATCCTCATGATCCCAACACGCTTGACAACTTGGCAATCGTATACCTTTATCTAATGCAGTTGAAATTATTTTTCTTGTATAACTATTCCATGCAGATTGCAGGCCTTCTTTATGAATGTAAATAGTTTCGTGAGTTTTATTATGTTTAAAACTTGCAGTATTAATATTGCATACACATACATCACCATCGTTTTGCATAGCCAAGCTAATATGTGGCATTACACAAAATGTAGAAGATTTATTCTTTTCCACTGTTGTTAGGGATAAATTCTATCGCCGCTTTTTAAAAGAACAACTGTAAACAAATCAGTTTTAAATAAACTGTTTAATTTTTTAGCAAGATTGATAGCATGACCCGGATTGCTAAAACTTGTCTTTTTATATTTTGGTCCAGGATAGCTGACCAGCATATTACTACTTTTAAGATTGATTGGGTTATTGTCGTAAAAAACCGCCCAAATGCCCTCACTGCTCAGAATTTGATCAGATTTGTAATTGATTTTGTTTACGTGCTCAACCAGCACATTTGGTTTAGGTCTACTCATAGTTAATTGACTCTATTATATTTAGTCTAAATATACTGGGTTTATTTAAACCCCCCGCCGTCAACGGAGATGCTAATGACAGTGTCATTAGCATTATTTCGAATTTCTAATTTTTTACTTAGTTCAGCACAGTGGTTAAGTAAATCGAAAATATCAGCATGTAAACTGCGAGCTTCGTTGGCACTTAATGTAAGTTGTTTTCCGCCCGTTTGGTTCATAACTTTGACTTTATCATTGTAATTCTTTAAATGAAGACTTAGGTTTAACTCGTTCATTTTGCAGCCTTTTGCGCTTCGTTCATTTCTTCTTTAGTCTTAAACGGACCTTGGAATAGGTATCTGTTTAGAGTAATAAATTTTGGGCAATAACTCTTAACCCACCCATTGTTGAATTTGATGATATAATACCCTGCACAATAAAAGCTTTTGCTTTTACTGGTTTTAGTATACACCGGAAATTGATGTTTAACGTCCCACAGTATATTCCATGGTTTATTGGTCACAGGGTAACCATATACATTATGGTGTTCTTGAAGTGCTTTTTCTTTTTTTACACCTTGATCAAATACTAAGTTATAAGCTTTACTGAGTAATTTAATAGTAGAAAATTTTTCTCTTTTGTTTTCCTGCACGTAAACAAAGCCACCGTCGTCGATGGCTTGGATAGTGGCTACCTTAGATCCTTGTTGTTCTACGATCCAATATTTGTTTTTTAAAATAGGTTTGGCAATTAGTTCATTCATAATACTGTAAGTCCTGCAAATAAGATATAGCAAAGCTGATGTGCCATTTGATCCATACCCAAGTGATTCCAAAATTGGGGTGTGGTAATATCTCTATTACCGTAATTCATTTTAGCCCAGTCGATGTGGTAGTGTAAAATAAAATCTAATACACCGATAAAAAAAGCAAACTCGATATTGGCCCATCCAGTCACAGTCCAAAGACAAGCAACAGTTCCAAGGCCATGTTTGAGACTGTGCTTTAGTCCTAGCCAGTCAAGATAAATGCTTTTGTGTTTTACTTCTTCATCGTTTTGATTTACAAAATCAATGTACCAATGTTTAATCTGAAACAAAACAAGTATAAAAAGAAGAGTGCCAATCATTTTTTATTCCTTTGTTGGAATCTGTATTCTCGTCGCAACCACCATTTATATTGATTAAAATATTCTTCCAGAGAAAGAGTCTTGTTGCCCCAATAGAAACGTTCTTCCTTATTTTCAAAGTAAAGATTAGTTAGCCAATTTCGAAATGAGCTCATTGCATCTCCGGTACAGGCAAATTATCATAGTAAGTAGCTGCCACATCTTTAAGATATTCCATTATAGTTTGTTCATCTACTTCAGTAAAAAAGATATTATCGTAGGCTCTCAGTGGGTCAATGTTGCGAACTTTTGATTCATTATGGTGTGTCTCTTTAAACTCAGGATTCCACCAAATAAAACATTGATCGTAGCCTGGTACAAAAATTTGAATGTCATAGACATCATAGGTCTTGCAGTCAAATACCACAGTACAAAATTCCTGTCCATCAACGTCAGCAAATTCCATGAACCTTGCATTGTAACCCCAGCAGTTCCAGCAATATTCGCTGCCGCCACTGACTCGTCCTTCTGCGGCAACTATTACATCAATAAGTTTCATACAGATACATCCTTTAATAAGTCAAAAGTTAATTCGTGATCATAAACATTTGCTACAGGTTTAATCCAACCGTTATTAATACATTCACTGATAATCATCTTGTATTCTTTTGGACAACCTTGGCTGATCTCAAATCCTGCTCGTGGGGTAATCAACAATCCATCTGTTAAATTAAAGTTAGGATCTTTTGATCGTAGTGTGCGAAATCGGCTCTGACGAATTTTAAATGACATTGTGATCAAATCTTTCTTTAATTGATTTGATAGAGTGTTGAATAGTAGCGTCAATCAGACCTTTGTCAAAAGTAGTGTACGCATGCCTGGTATCTGTATTGCGAACAGCATCGATACATTCTTCAACAATTTGCCGAGCAAACGACAACTGCATTTCTGGATTGACACCGGGGTAATGACTACCCCCTGCCTCTAATTGAAATTTCTTTAATAGTTCTTTGTTCATACTTTATCTGCTCCTAATCCTACGCCATACAACTTCAAACGTATCTGGTTTCAACATAACTTCCCACCCTTGAGGAATGCGCTCAGGGAAGAGGCTTGTCTTACCGTTACTGTGTTTGTATAACTTCATTATTCAACTCCGAAATGATTTTTTATATAATCTTCTGCAATAACAGGAGTGTGTCCCCATTCAGTTTCAAGTGACACATAAACATTGGGAAATAATCCAGCACATTCGATTACAATTAATCGAGCAAACTTTTCTTTGTCAAAAAATTCTCGTGTGTGAGTAATTCCTGTATCTGGGTTAACGATATCGATAACATCAGTGGCTTGCTCGGCAAGTTTTTGAATTCGTATATTCATCCTGGGTAACTCGCTGACAGTACTGCACTAATAGTAGAGGAATTATCGCTCAACTTAATAAGATCATACTTACCACAAAATTTTAAGAATTGAGCACCCACCATCGGTCGATTAAGTGTTATACTTCCTTGTTCAATAGTTTCTGCAATCTTAACTTTAATGTTGTCGGGTTGTGCCGTTAGATCGACCAGTACACGATTTCTATTATAATCGTCTAATACCTTGTGCTCTTGTTTATTATGGTCAATCCATTTAGTTAACATTAGGTTATTCCAAGCGAATCCTTTGTTTTTCAAATCGCTGAAAGCTTCTTGTAATTTAGTTTTACGAACTCCGGGATAGGCACTAAACACATTGTCTGTGGGATCTCCTCGCATACATTTTTCGAACAAGATCCATTCGGGGTCAGGAATAACTTTAGGTAGTTTAGTTTTCTTATCAATAACAGGCTTACCCTTCTTGTCAAGAATTCCCTCTAGCGTATGTAATTCATCTGCTATCCCATTGTATTGATTGACATTGTCAGCCAGCAACTGATGAAAATCAGTGTCACTGCTTACAATGGTGTGGTGATCCTGAGGGTGTGCTTGGATCCATCCTGCCACCAAGTCATCTGCTTCCAACTCTTTGTGCTGGAGAACAGTACAATTGGTGCGTTCGGATAAGAAAGTTTTAAGGTCGTCAAAAGCTTCCCAAAACAGTCGATCTTCTTCTGCTTCTTTTTCTGTGAGCGCGGCCCGGGCAACTGCACGGTTCTTCTTGTAGGGTTCATAAAAATCCTTGCGCCAGCTACGACCTTCAAGGCAGAACACTACATGGTCTGCTTTTTGATCTCGCCATGCTTTGTTTACACTGGCAAGAGTTACGTGAATAGCAAAACCTAGTTTATCCCATGTGTCGCTTTGACGATGGGCACTGTGTCTTGCACGAAAGAATGTATTGGCTGTGTCAACAATAAGATATCGCATAGTGCAGTAATAATAGCAGTTTATTCGTTATTTGTCAACTTTTCTAAAAATAATTTCGCTATTAATTTATGAGTTTCAGGACCGTAATGCATACCATCTCTGGCATAATCTAATATTTGGTGTTCTGTAAAAATTTTACCTTGTGTATAGTTAACAGTATTATGACCTAACAAATCTACAATTAGTTTATTTTTATAAAATCGTTGTTTCGAAATTGCCTGATCCATGTTCCATGTGTGCTCTAATAGACTATTCTGTGGTATTATAAAATGTGCTTTTTCGTCAGTGTACATTTCGAACCTTACAAAATCAGGCCAAAGAATGAATACCGTATTAATTTGAAATAAACCAGTAATGTTAGTTAAAATTCTAGCAACTGTATCTGTGGTCCCGGCCCCTAAACCCAAATTAAGCATGGGGTAAGGTCTGGATTTTTCTATTAGGCTAGGCCATATACTCTCGACAGGATTGCCTACACCCATGGTATGACTACACCCCAATGCTACATCAATTTCTTTTCCTATTAAAGAGTTAAAATCGTAAGTTCTGAATCCTTCGCAGCTATAGTTATATGTTATATCTATTTTCTGCCATTTAGAAGATTCTGGATTTTGTTTAAATTTATCAATAGTATCAGTGCCAGACCATGTTGCTTGTGTGCTCTTAGGATTCCAGCTATATGGAATAATTTCTTTGTTCCAGTAGTTGATCATAAATTTATTTTTTTAACTTACTTCACTGCGGCCGCCACCTAAATCTTTTCGTTGAACTCCGGTTACTGGTCTAGGATTGTTAGCTTCGTACTGTTCAAATGTTTCCATAACAACATTTCTACAAACATCTTGGAACCATTGATCAACAATTTGCTGATCGTCTTTGCCTTTGTACCCGGTACGAACTAGCTGGGCTACAAAAAAATCATTCCAATCTAATTCAAATGCACCATTACCGATATTTTCTGGATCCAGTTCTACACTAATTATATTAACGTAAGGTTCGCCTTTTTCCGTGGCAATTTGCTTAGGTGTTTTCTTAGGTTGTGTAGTTTTTTTAGCCCGAGGTGCTTTAGGTGCTGGTTCAGGCGTAGGCAACGTTGTTTCTTCTTTAATAGGCTGTTCTTTATTAAACAGTTTATTGAATATCCCCATATATTATCCTTTTAACATCTTAATAATGGCCTCGTGACGATGATACCAACGATCTTCGACCACAGGGTCGCCTGGGCCCCCGATTATGCGGCGGCCACGCATAGCTACACCCCATACCCACTGACCAGTTGTGTAACAACGACGAGGTATGAAACTATACTTATATTCAAATACTGCTCGATCGTCGAACGGGTCGTATGCTTGGGTCATCTCGTCGCTGGTTGCTGTTCCCATCACTCTAATCCCCACTTAATTTTTAACCAAATGCGTTCATGAATGTAGTAATCGATACTGAGTAAGATATGTAGTGCGGTGGCAAAGCCAGTGGCATTAGCAATATTACCGGTAAACATATAAGTCCATAGAATAGTAAATGACCATGCAGTTAGTCGATAACTAATCATTCTGGCTATTGTTCTTTTTTTCGTTTCCATCACAATGAATCTCCTTTAAATTATTTCCCCCACCCATTGCCCCAAAGGTCAACGTGTAGTCTTGGACTGTAATAGTAGCCTTTACTAACTGCAAAATCGGCCACACGAACTCGATTTTTTTCGTAGGGAGTAACAACACCCCCTTGCGGCATTACGTAGACAGCACCAGTAAATCCGCCTGCTCTGAATTCTTTTACTGCTCGATCCACTTCAGCAAAGTGCTCTTCAGTTTCGACAACAAATTTAAGATATGTATGACCAATTTCTTGATAGCTGGCAACGATCTCAGGACGGATAGCATCTTCCCAACGTTCTCCACTGGCACTTAATTTAGCACTGACACTAAAGGTAAGATTGTTATAAGTTCTGCGATCACCTTTAGAATTTAATTTAGAGTTTAATGTCCAATTAAGTAAATGGTGTCTAAATGCAGGCTGTAGTTCCTGTGTGCCATTTGTTTCAAAAGTTAAATTTTGCAGATCGGCCATGGCAGGATTACTCAACAATTCTTCATAGGCACGTTGCCAACCTAATAAAGGTTCCCCGCCAGTAATAACAAGATGCACGTCATTGCCGTTGTCTTGAACCCATTTATTATTGGGTGTAAGTTTCAACATACGATCCACTAAGTCATTTGTGGCAATGGTGGGACTTAGATCTTTAAATGCTGGATGCCAGCTGGCATAACTGTCACAACCAGTATTTACCAACGGCAAACTGTTGAAGTCTTTGTACAAATGAACGTTTTTTGCAACATCGTCTGCTTCTGTGCTATTAACACCAGGAGCGCATCCAAATCCTGCACATGTAAAGTTACATCCAAATGTTCGCAAGAATACACTGGGCACTCCTACGAATCTGCCCTCGCCTTGTGCTGAATAAAAAATTTCACTGACTTTGAGTTTCATATATATTAGACCATTTTTTAAGTTTTTCTTTTTTGGCATGCTTGGCTAGTTCTAAATTTTCCCAACTGATAATTTGTTGTTCTAATAGAATATCAACCATGGCCAATACATCACCGATTTCCATTTCTAACATTTCGGCATGCCGGTAACCAGTTTTATAATGAACTGTGTCAATACCAAATCTTCTAATTTTACTGACCTCGACTATTACTTCAGCACATTCTTCTTGAAGAATACCCAAGGCTTCTTCATGACTACCCGGATTTAATTTAAACATACTAGTTCCAATGTCGAATTACACCTGCTATAATAAAGCAGTTAGTTATGATGTATGATAACACAATTAAAGTACGAATGCAAGCAATACGATCCGCTTCAGCATCTGTACTGCCTGCCTTTTCTCCCAGCGCCTTAGCCCATATACGCCAAATCGTTTTTATCATTTTTTACTTGGTTTAGGGGGCATGTCGGGGAATGACCCCCAAGATTGTTTTAGTTCCTCTGATACATCGTCAGGACCACCACTATCTACCCATTGTTTACTGATTACAATTTTGGGATTGCCATTAACAATTACGTAGCGGCATAGAAACTCACTGTAATCGTAGGTGCCATCAGGCACCCACTTAAACATTTTGAAATCTGATTCAGAGCTCATGCAAACAAGTCTTTTTTATATTTAAGGGAGTATGTTTTGTTATCTTTAATAACGTCACCACCGATATCGTTGATAGTGTATTTCATATTTAAAACTCTAATACTAAGTGTGACCGATCTCTATGTATAACTTTTTTTGATTTGGAACTCATATCATCATATAAGTTATCGTCGATTACTCTACAATGAATTTTTTCTGCGTCAGGCCACCCGCTTCCAATCGGTAAAGGATGCATACAGAATCCATTTGTTATACAAAATAATCCGCTGAAATTTCTACAAATATTTTCCCATGTTGATGTAAAATCTATTTCTGTAATATGTTCAATTGATTCGCACATGACAATAGTGTCAAACTTTGTGAAATTTATAGCGATATCTTTTATATTACTTTCTATGGCAACAGGAACATTAATCGAATCGCCGAAGTAGTGTTTTGCGGTTTTATTAAACCAATTTTGAACACCTTGTGCAACATCTATTGCAGTGACATTTACACCCATTTTAGACAATGCACACGCTAACTCACCTCTGCCTGGGCCGATTTCTAATACATTTAATGGGGTTCTTGTTTTATTATTTAAGACAAATGATATTTGCTCATCGATATTACTATACTCAGCTGAATTGTTAGGTATAATGCCAAATGCATAACATAAAGAATAAAATTGATCTTCATGCCTTAGAATTTTAGCAGTCCAATTTTCTAAATCGGAATAAAAAAATCCTTCTTTATATACAAAAGTCATGCAAACAAATCCTCATTCCATTCACGATGACCTTCTCGAAAGGCCATGTTAGCCTGTGTTTCGCGAACTTCTACGCGATAGCACCACAAACGAGCAGCTTCGCCCGGCCCCCACATTTCTGGAATATAAACACCATTTACATATTTGTACAACATGTCTGCTAGGCCTTCACAGCCTAGTCTAGGTAGCACCACAATCTTTGCCATGTTCTTTTCTTGTAGCATCTTGAATGTTTCCATTTCTGGATCATCGGCTGCCACAATCAAGGTATGGTCAAATTGATCTTCTAAGATCTTTTTAAGTTCTTTAAGACCACCATAGTCTGCGGCCCAGTTACGGACATCTAAGTCGTTGGTACCAAAGTAAAACTTCATTGAGAAGCTGTACCCGTGGATTAAGTTACAATGGCTGTCTGCTCGCCACTGGCGATAGGCACAGGGAAAAGCATCATGATACTCTTTAGTGCTAGTATATTTGTAACTGACTGGGCCTATGTAAGGCAGGTTGTTTTCTAAGTGTCTGATTAAATCAGCTGTTGAGGATTTTGCCATCTCTAGTCTCCTTTATTTAAGTAGCAAGTTTGATGACATGCAGAATTTTTAGAGAGGGATGAATGCCATGGAAGTCCTCTTGAGATAATATTTATGCCCAGTCGAATACTTTTTCAAATAATTGCTTGGAGACATAAGTTCTATTTCTTTTATTGGATTCATCATTGATGTTGCCAATCGGTTTTTTACCTGTTAATTTAATATGTTCTTCTATGCGTTCACGTTCCATGTCTTCGACTTCTTTAAAAGGAGTGTACGATTTAAAATTATAATTTGTAACGTCCCATACAATAAGTGACAATTTTCTGTGATCTAAATCAATACCATACTCGAGTTTGAAGTCTCGCTCGATAACTAGCCAATCTGCTCCGCTGGAGCCGTCTATTCTCAAATATCCCCAACTAAATGCATGAGCCAATTGACGATATACACGTTCTCCCCAGGTTCTCGAAATGCTTTTAGCAGCACTCATTCCAGTCTTAACTTTGATAGCGTTATCGAATACAAACTCATAGACATATTTGTCAATTTTATAATGTTTAAAAATTTTACATAAATCAGACGGCTCGCTTAATTTGCCGCAATCGATAACGTATTTAGGAAAGCTATTCCAATCGTATTTCATATTACATCCACCAATTTTCGTAAGGAAAAACTATACGTTCTTTTTTACTCTTGGAGATTTCTTCTCCGCAGAAGTCTACAGTAACTTTTGATTTACTACTGATATTGTCGTATACAACAGCAAACTTAACATTGTTATTCCAAATGTCTTCCCAGGCTGGATCGTTGGGCAAGCATCCAGAACGCCAGTCTTCCATTAAATTGTTAATTGTGTTACCAGTGTTATTAATGTCGTTGACAACCAGAATATTTTTACGTGTGGCTGGATCAGTTGTAACTTCTCCAGTGGGCCGAGGCATAGTAGATGATGATACATACCCAAATGCGTCTTCAGCCATCCATAGATTACTTTCTTCCTTGCTCAAAGTATTCACTGGAATATTAAAATAATTACCGATCATTACGGCTGGAATAAGTCCGCCTTGTACCATGCCTACAATGTAGTCTGGCCGCCAATTGCTGACAGCGATATCCCTGCAAATTTTTGCAATAAGGCCGTGATATTCTTTGTTAGTAATATTCATTTTCTTTTCTCTCCATGTGTTCTTTAAGATTGTGATTGGTTATGTTATCTAAAAATTTTATAATAAACATAGATGCAATACTAGCATCTTCTCCATTAAAATGCAACCTAGTACCGCCCTCGCCGTTTTGGTGATAGTGGCACCATTTACCGCGACCGTATGCTACATATACATTAGAATGTTCGCGGCCTCGATGATTCCAATATGTATCTATTTTCTGGCGACCACCTATGTGTTCGTACCAATCTATAATAGATTTAGTTAATTCATTGACGTCTATCCATATAGGATAAACTACAGTACAGCCTGGTGGTAGTGTTATCATTTAGCTCTGCTGGCTAAATATTGTTCCCACTGTACCCATTGACCTTTGCTCATAAAGCCCCAATCTTTTTGTTGTGGACCTGGGCAAAACAAAGTCCAGCAAGTTACAGCTGGGTCAAGTTCGATTCGATGATAACTAGACGCTTTGCAAAATCTAAAGTGTCCCGGTCCTCGCCATACAGAAATTTCTCCAAATTTCTCGCCTTTTGAATTAAACTGAGGAACCCATTCCCAATACCCGCCACGAAGAATCAACGTAAAATAGGGCCAAGGATGGTCGTGCAAGTCATCGGGATCTGATTTTAGAAATTTATGTAAAAATACATTGAAGGGAAAACGCTTTCTGTCTTTGAGGAACAAATAATAACGTTCTAGATACGGTTCATCGTTTACACGATCCATTACGATACGCTTTCTTCCAAAACGTTCGAGTAATTTAAGTAGCATGTTCTATCCTTAGATAAAGTATTACGGTACTATTTTACAGAATACTTTAATTATTGTCAATTACGTAGCAGACTCATGCTGACGATTTCGGACACTCTATGCGCTACATCTTCATCATCGTGAATAACATGCACAGTATTTTCGGAAGTATCTTTTTTTCTATTATAATTTCGAACAGACACAATAATTCCTCCCCTTGCAGGAGTAACCGAAAATCTCAACGTATTGTCTTCGTTGTACTCATCAGCAGAAGTTACTGTTAGTCTATTGTCTATCTTTATACATTCTTGCTCATCTTCTGGATATAGAAAATTTTTAAATTTTTGTCTTAGCCAATTAGTCATTATTAACTATCCCTGTCCATTTCACCAGCTTCTTTGACCAATGCCAGCATTTCATCTAATGTGTTACACAAAATCTTAGCATTAACATAGTCGCCTTTTTTATTGCGACCACCTGCTTCTACCATGAATCCATTATCGTACATATTAATCGTAATTGATTCATTTACTTTTGTTAATTTATCGCTGAGTTTGTTTACTGTTTTTGTTACCATGGTATTTCCTTATATTGCTTATCTAGGTGCAAAATCTTGCTGTAGTTTAATATTATCGAAGAATTCTTTTTTCGTGCCAGGATCGTCTTTAAACGCACCTTTTAACACCGTGGTCTGTGTTAAACTACTATGTGCCATAATACCACGATTTTCGCAACAACCATGAGTGGCTTGTATGTAAACACCTACATCTTTCGCACCAGTGGCCTTTTGTATTTCCCTAGCAATGTCATTACAAAGTTCCTCCTGGAGAGTACCTCGTCTTGCACACCACTGCGCGATGCGTGTGTACTTCGATAAGCCAATAAGTTTCTCAGCGGCAATAATGCCAATATAAGCAACGCCAGCAACGGGTTGGTGATGATGACTACACATACTACGCAACTCACTACGAACAACCAACATGCCTTCATATCTATCCTCACTGTCATTTGGAAATGCTGTACAATCTGGAGGCGACTCATATCGGCCTGCCATTATCTCATTAAAATACATTTTTGCAAGTCGCCTTGCTGTACCTTTGCTGTTAGGATCAGTTTCACGGTCGATAAGTAACCGATCCAATACTAGTTCGAATGCTTCTGTTGCTTCGTTAATTAAGTGTTCTTTATCGCTTTCGTGCAGATAGTCACTAATGTTATCACCAGCCCAGAATCGTTTTCCGTCTCGCTTCATTTTAGCTCGAAGATAGTTACCTAAGTATTTTTCTTCTCGATAACCGCCGTCACCGTACATAGCATCTAAACCTGTTTCTTTTTGTGTCATATTAATTCGTAATAGTAAATTGTCTTAGATCAGCATATTCTACATGTTTAGGGACAGGTTTGTCAACTCTTATTCCCTTCATTAATGCCAATCCCCATTCTGCTTCTTCGGGAGTTGGTTTGTAGTGATAGCCGACCTTGAACTCTTTTTGAGTAGTCCATGGTCTATTATTTAGGTTCCTGCCGTCATAGCGCATTAAAATAATGGAATCATAGGCATCTTTGTCATCTAATAGAATAGCTCCGCCGCGGCCAATATGCAACGGTTTGTCGTGACCAAAGCTTAAACACTGCATGGCCCCGGGTCTGTACATTCCTTCTTCGAGACGTCTGGCACTATCCCATACCCTAGTATTAATGAAAGGATATTCTCCGACCCACCGCTGCCATTCGTGGTTTAAGTATGTGTAATTAATGCCAAGTTTGTGCATCAGCATAGGTATACTAATGTAGGTATAAGGTGTAAAACTAACTGACTTTACTTTATCATACCGTAAACATAGCTCAATGGCGTGGGTACAGCAATCAGTCATGATAGCATACGGAGCTCCTGCGAACTCTGCCAATTCTTGTTCAAATTGATAGATTCTATCAAATGCGTTTAAGGAGTTCATTTGCACTAAAAAAATTATCTGTTAAATGCTTTGACAAGACTTTTAATTGCGGTAGTCGATTTTCATAATGATCCATGTGTTGCATGATAGCAAAACACAGATTAGACCGATTAGTAATATATTGATCCCAATTTTCAGTCCATTCTGACGGATATTTAAAAATATCAGAATACATTTCTTTGTAGCTTAACCGATCAGGTACCATGGGGATGGCGTCTACTAGCACACCTTCGTAGCAACCTATACCCAGTGTTTCTTGGAGACTACAACTAAACACAATCTTAGCACGGCCTAACAACTTGTGATATTCATGTTTGCTTAATTGCTGATCCTGGCAGACCACAAACTCAAATTGAGGTAATTGTTTAGCCAAGTCACGGAAGATTTCAACTTGCTTCTCGGGCGCAATTCGGTGCGGGAACAAAATAAGATCACGCTTGGGATTAGTATTATAGTTTTCTAGAACGTCAACCATATACTCCATAGGCCAACCTGTGCGTACAATCTTGCCGCCGTCGTAGCGTTCAGCCCAATCTTCTTCATACCAAGGATTCTCCGACGGGTAGCCATCTTCAAGAAGTTCATCAAAGAACAACTTTACATGAAACTCTGTGGCAAAGTAGTTGTGATCGAATGCATGATAGAAGCTTTTCTCAGCATGTCTGACCCATCTTTTTTTACCTACAAGACGTCCTAAGAAATCTTGCGGGTCATAACTGCCAGCAT